TCAGGAGTTCACTGCGGTCATTGCACGTCCCGGACTGAAGAAAATTGCCGAAGTTGGCGAAGGCCCCGTTCGCTTTACCTACAGCGCGCCGGGTACGTTCGACGACAACGCCTTCCTCGTTTCCGGCACACACCTCTATCGCATGGACGAAGCCGCGATCGCGACCGATCTTGGCGCGCTCGAAACCAGCATTCTCGGCGCCGTGTCCATGGCCGCTACGGGAGATATTGGCGAAACACCTGCTTTCCTCTTCATCGCCGATGGCGGTGTGCTCTGGGTTTATACCGAAAACGGCAGTGCTGTCGGTCACCTTACCGCGTCGGGGGCCATCGCGAATAACGATGTGGTCGAGATCGGCGGTGTCTATTACAAATGGACGAACGGCAGCGTCGATACAGGTACGCCTGCTGGAACCATGGGAAGTCCATGGCTCGTCAAACTCGGCGGCACCGCCTCAGCCTCGCTTGCCTCACTCTATCTGGCAATCAATTCTGGAGGCGGCGCCGGAGACGATTATTCGACGAACCTGACTGCCAATGAATTCGTCGCATCGAATGTGCAGACCGGCAACGATCTCTATGTCGTTGCCCGGGAGGCAGGCAGCGACGGCAATGCAATCACCACGACGGAAACCGGCGCGAACCTCTCATGGGGTGGCGCGACGTTGTCCGGAGGCGGCACCGATCAGCTTCGCCAGGTCGGAATGCCTGATGACGTTGGGGCGATTTCCGTCGCCCATTTCAACTCCTATGTGATCGTGGTTCCGGTGCAGGGCCGCGGCGTCAATGGCCGCTTCTACTGGATCGATCCCGGCGAGACGTTCGTCGATCCGCTCAATTTCGCTACGGCTGAACGCAGCCCCGATGCCATCAATCAGGTGCTCGCGGTGTCCGATCGCTTCTGGCTTCTGGGGCAGAATTCGTCCGAGACGTGGGTCACCACAGGCAATATCGATGCGCCCATGATCCGAATGCAGGGCGTGCTCTACGAGCAGGGCGCTTGGGCCGGCACCGCTGCTGTGGCGGACAACAGCATCATTCTCGTGTCGCAGAACGGCGATGTTTACGGCATTTCGGGCGGCCTTGAAGTCCTGTCCCGGCCTGACATCGCTGAGATGATCCGGGAAGCCATCGCCTACCAGCAAGCGTATGGAGTTTAGCATGAGCCTGATCTGGGCAGATATCCCGAGCGGCAGCAATGGGCTCTACGGGGGCAATATCAATTACATGTTCGACGGCATCTGGTCGGCTGGGGGTGCCTCTCTGGTCGATGATCCGGACCCGAATATCACCGGCTATGTGCTCCAGTTTGGTTCGAGTATGCGCTATGCCCTCCCCGCCGGGCCTACGAATACGGTGGGCATCGCCAGCCGGGTTTATATTCCTTCACTTCCAGCACTGGACAATCAGCGTCCCGCGATCCATCAGTTCCGGGATATCAGCAACAACCCCCGCCTCGTGGTCCTCGTGGCCACTACGGGGGCGTTGCAGGTTTACCGTGACTGCGATGCGACAACGGGTGTTGGAACATTGATCGGCCAGACAGCGGCTCCTGTCATCACGGCCAATTCCTGGCGGCATGTGGAAACGAAAGTGGTCTGGGGTACGACGACTGGAGAGGTAGAAATCCGCGTCGAAGGGGTCACCAAGCTTCACCTGACCAATGTCAATACGGGAGCTGGTAACTATGCCCAGGTGGCCATCGGCAACAGCTACAGCCTCACTGGCGTCCTGCTCACCAGCTACGCCAAGGATATCGTTTTCTGGGACACCGCGGGCTCGGAGAACAACGACTTCCTCGGGTCGGTAGGAGTTTATTTCCAGCCTCCCAATGCGGACGTTTCTAGTGGCTGGTCGCGGTCGAGTGGAAGCACCGATTACGGGCTGGTGGACGAGGCGCCGCCCAATGATGCCGGGTATATCTATGCCGGGACACCTGCTCCCTCTCCCTCGATCATGAACGTCGAGCCGCTTCCTGCAGATGTGGTGGCGATCCGGGGTTTCTTCCCGATCGGTCGATCCGAGAAAACGGACGGTGGCGACGGCAAGCTTCAGATGAGTGTGTCGCCCAACGGGACCGATTGGGATGACGGGGCCGACAATCCGCAGTCGACGGCGTTCACCTACTATTACGACGTTTCGGAAGTCTCTCCGGACACGACCGATCCGTGGACAGTCGTGGAATTCTCCACCCTCCAGTTCAAGTTCAACCGCACGCTCTAATGGCTATCACGCCGCAAATCAGGGTTTCGCAGGCCGGCATCCAGGCAGTCGCCGAGGGTGAAGTGGACATCCGCGTCTCTCAGGCCGGAACCATGGTTGTGGGTGTTGTTCCGACCGAATTCGTCCAGCTTTCGCAGGCAGGCGTTCAGGTCGTTACCGAAGCCGATACTGATATCCGCCTTTCCCAAGCGGGGATCATGGTTGTCGCGAGGGGCCGCGTGCAGTCGCCTTACCTTCGCGTATTCACGTTCGAACTTGATGGTCATTGGTTCTACGTGCTGCGGCTTCCGACCGGCTACACGCTGGTCTATGACCTCTATGCGAAGCAGTGGTATGTCTGGGGCAGCGGCACAGGCTCGACGTGGAGGCCCTATCACGGCACCAACTGGCTTGGCTCTGGTCCCTTGATGCAGACCTACGGTTCGAACATACTGGTCGGTGACGACGGCAACGGCGCTGTCTATCTGCTTGATCCGTCGTCGGCAACTGATGATGACGCCCTTCAGGGTGCTGCGGCCCAAAGAAGCTTCCTTAGGCAGATCACCGGCCAGGCCGCGACACGTAGCCGCGACTACATCTCCTGCTACGGTGTGCGTCTTGGCGGTTCGGTAGGCTACAATTCGCCCGACCTGACTGAAGTGATCCTGTACGTCTCCGATGACGACGGGAACACCTATGACGACATGGGCACCGTGACGGTCGAAGCCGGTGACTATGTCGCGGGCATTGCGCGTGTCGATTGGGACAGCGGTCTGGGCTCCTATACGATGCCGGGCAGACTGTTCCGCATCGAGGATTACGGCGCACTTCAGCGCATCGACTATCTGGAAATGGACGGCGACGAGGATGGCTGAGCCTGTCGTCCTGCCGACGCTTCCCAAGCTTGTCGACCTCAACGGCTCGCAGGCTATCGTCAACCCTGACGGTACGCCATCGGCATATTTCCTGCGCTACCTGTTCGATCGGAACGGGTGGCTTACCCAGGCCGACGAAATTCTTGCCCTGATCGGCGGTCTGGAGGTTCAGGCCGGCGGTGCCCTGACGGTTACGCCTGATCCCGGTTTGTTGACGTCGAACCCGACCATATCACTTGATGCGCTTGATCCTGATCCGTCGGGATCCTATACCAATGCCGATATCACAGTTGATCAGTATGGCCGGGTGACGGCGGCCTCGGATGGTTCCGCAAACCTCAACCAGACCGCCATATTCACGGCATCGGGTGTCACAACAGTTACCGATGGCGGGTCATCTCCGGGCGCAATTCCCGGGGCCAGTATCACGATAGCGGGCGACGTAAGTGCCCGTACCTTCGTGGCGGATGCCAATTATATCACCGTAAGCGCCATCACGGATGGTGTTCAGGTTCAGATGCATGTGCTCCTAGATGGAGTGTCAGTTGCAATATTGATGTCGAGCATGGTCAGTGATGTGACGCATGGCGGCAGCGGCTTTTCGGCCAATGCTGCGGGCGTCGTCTTTGATGTGCCTGGCGACGGATCCACGCATACTGTCACGGTTGCACTGAAATTCTCGGGAACTCCGGGATTTCGAAACTGCACTACACTTCTCGGAAGTATGCGGGTCGCGCAGACGGCTTGACGCCCATACCCGACAGAAGTAATATTATCGCGCTTCCCCGCCTTCGCGCGCTCTACTGACACGGCCATCGGAAGCTTCGGGCCGAAACTGGTCAGGGACAGGTCATGGACCTCAGAGCGCGCATCTTTCATGAAATCGAGACATCTTCCCTTTACCGGGAAATGCCTGTCGCGCATTTGCTCGCCGACCATGAGAAGGTTGCGGCCTATGTCGACGAGTGGCTTTCCGATCCCCGGAATGTCGCAATCCATGAAGGCGACGACCTGGCGCTGTTCGACTACAACGGTACCGGCATTTATGAGATCCACCTGTTCTTCCGATCGCGAGGCAAGGAAGCCGTTGCGGCGGCCAAGTCGGTCACTCGGCAGATGTTCGACCGCGGCGCCGGCATGATCGTTGCGTCGATCCCGGCGATCAACCGGAAGGCTTGCGTCGTCGCCCAAATGACGGGCTATCACTTCCTGGAAACGCGCGAGACGCCCTATGGCGACGTGCGTATCTACTTCATCACGCCGGAGACGCACTGATGTCTTTCCTCGGAAAACTGTTCATGCCGCAATCCAAGGCGGTGGCATCGAACGTCAACCAGAAGTTGCTGACAAGCACCTATTCGCCGGTCATGCAGCAAGGCATCCTTGGAGGCAACTATCTGACGTCGCTGCTCACTGGCACAGGCGACGTAGGCGCCGCCAACGCAGGCTTCGATGCCTACAAGGTGAACGCCGGCTATGATGATGCCCTGCGCCGCATGTCGCAGTCGGTGGTCGGCGGCGGCGCCGCTTCGGGCCTGTTGCGCTCCGGTGCGACGTCCAAGGCGCTGCTGAATGAAGGCGCCCAGATCAACCGCAACATGTTCACCGACTATCTCGGCCTGCTCGGCGGCCTTTCGGACATGGGTCAGAATGCTGGTCAGCTCGTGGGTCAGGCAGGCCAGGGGCAGGTGGTCAAGAAACCGAGCATCCTGAGCACG